GAAGACTGAAATACTGGGTATAGATGACCTAAACCCTAAGTACAGACATTTTTATGACCTAGGTACTGAACGTGATGATGCGCTTGCCCGCCATGCTGTATCTACAATGACACCTACCGAGCCCGGAGTCAGTGGTTCTGTAGAGGTGGATAAGAACTATTCCGCGTACATGTACGCTAACGTAGATACAGACAAAATTAAGAGGTTGTTGGACTATAGGATGATGGCAGCATATGCTGAAGTCGGTGATGCTTTAGATGAGATATGTGACGATATCGTGGTTGATGATGATGATGGACAATGCGTGTCGCTAAACTTCAAGGATCAAGTCGATTTAGACCCCTCAGTGAAGCAAGAGCTTGAAAAGGAGTTCACTCGCATAACTAGATATTTTGATTTTGAAACTAAGGGTTGGGAGTATTTTAGGAGCTTACTAGTAGACGGTGAACTGTTCTTTGAGAATGTAATACACGAAGAACATAAGGAACTAGGTATCTTAGGTGTAACCTTGATGCCGGTTGAGTTGTTAGACCCTATATTTGATAATGTGCAGAATATGATAATCAAGGGGTATCTCCTCCGCCGACCGGTGTATAACCCAAAAACCGGTACGGTCGAAAAGACAGAATTTATACCGTTCGATAGAAACCAAATAACATACGTACATAGTGGGATATGGAATGAAGATAAAACATTGAGAGTACCTTTTGTTGAGAACTGCCGGAGAGCATATAGACAGTTAACACTCGTTGAGGATGCTATTGTTATATATAGACTAGTTCGAGCACCAGAGAAATTAGTCTTTAATGTTGATGTAGGTAATATGTCAGCACCAAAAGCAGAGAGTTATCTTAAAAGACTAATGCAAGAATATTGGAACCGGAAGACATTTGACGCTCACCAATCTGGAACAACTAATGCTTTTAATCCACAATCCATGCTAGATAGTTTTTGGTTTGCTAAAAGACAGGGTTCTGAAGGAAGCAGTGTTATATCTTTACCAGGTGGGGCGAACCTAGGTGAGTTGACAGATTTAATGTACTTTGTACAAAAACTATATAAAGCATTGAAAGTACCATCCAATAGGCTGAATTCAGAGTCTAGATTTGAAGATAGTGCTGCGATATTACGAGAGGAGCTAAAGTTCGCTCGGTTTCTCATTAGACTACAACAAAAATTCTCCGCCGGGCTGAAAAATACATTTATAACACACTTAAAAATGAAAGGGCTTTGGGATGAATATGACCTCAAAGAGAATTACATCCAGCCGATTTTCAACCCACCTAGTCAGTTCTACACTCTGCGCGAGCAGCAAATATTTGAGATTAAGAGTAATAACTATACTAGTATGGCGAACAATCCTAAAGTTTCTGATACAATATCGCAGAAGAAGTATCTGGACTGGTCGGATGCCGAAATCGCAGAGAATAGGGCTTGGCTTAGAAAAGATGCTGGGTTTACGTTTGAACTCGCTCAAATTGAAGCTCTTGGGCCAAACTGGAGAGAGCAATTACAAGCGCAGGCAGATGCTGCTATGGGAGAGATGGGAGCACCAGGCGGGGGAGCGATGCCGATGGGCGGAGATAGTGCTTTACCAGCGTTTGGTGGTGAAGCTGAAGTCGCTGGTGATACTCCTGGAGAAGAGGCTGAACCAGCACCGATGAGCGACACAGAAACATCTTTACCGGCTTCCGCTTAAAATCTTTGTAAATCAAATAAGTATTTAGAACATGGCTATACGAAGCGCTGAAGAACTAAAGAAACTATTTGGTGACCAACAGAAACCAACTGGGCAGGATTTTGCAGATCTGTTAGACTCATGTCTAAACTCTACTCTCCGAACAGAGTTAACGGATAAGATTGAGCTGACAGAGGATGACTTAGAGTTAGTCATTTCTACTGTACAGAGCGTTCTAACTGCTAAGGATGTTTATCACGACTATATAGATAGTATATTATCTACAGAACTAGACGCTTTGTCAGCAACCGTGATGGATCATATAGATCATAGCGATGTGATAGGAGTTTCTCGAGATGTAGTATTAGGTGGTAATGTTTTAACTGTAACCAACGGGCTGATAACAGCAGTCACTGCATATATACCACCAGTCCCAACTGCCACACCAACACCAACACCAACTCTTACTAGTCCTCCGCCCCCAACCCCAGTTCCGCAGTTTAAAGGTAAATGGGAGAGAATAAACTATAATATAGGGAATCGAGTATGCTGGGTTGGGAAGTTATGGGAGGCAGCATCTCAAAGAACTGACATTAATGATGTCCCTGGTTCATCCATACACTGGACTGAAATCGGTCTAGACCCACGATGTCCGGTTGTTACACCGACACCATCCCCAACACCTACACCTACACCTACACCTACACCTACTGACGATTATATGGATAGATGGAGAGGACCATGGAATGCTATTGCATATACTAAAAAGAGTTATGTGTGTCATGAAAATATGCTTTATCGCGCTGTTAATAATACAGAGCCGGATGATATACCTGGTATATCCGTTCATTGGATGTACATGTATGATCAACTATGTCAACCGACACCGACACCGACACCAACACCATCTCCTACTGATAAATTTAAATCTGGATGGACTGCTAGAGGATATTCTAAGGGTAGCCAAGTGTGCTGGGGAGGGTACCTTTGGGAGGCTACATCGCAGAATGGTACAGACTATGACGATGTACCGGGAGTTTCAATACACTGGACTAATCTTGGACCTGATCCTAGATGTGCTACTACCCCGACACCGACGCCGACTCCGACGCCAACCATCACCATTGATCCTACAGTTACACCAACACCGACCCCAACTCCAACCGCAGACTTAGATGAGAGATTCGTCGGAGCTTGGACCGCGCAACCATACGCATTTACAGATGTTGTAGCTTATGATTGTAAGCTTTGGAGAGCAGATAAACCAGGAGGTACGGAAGCTGATGATATACCAGGTACATCCGTACACTGGACATATCTACGCGATGAAAATGCAGTGTCGTTCAACAAGTGTTACCCAACACCAACAGCAACACCTACCCCGACTCCTACCCCAACTCCTACCCCGACCCCAACTCCGACTACAACATATCCATTACTTAGAAACAAGCGTCCGTAAATGAACACTGATGCTACAGCCTTAACTGCAGATCATCGAGACTTCTACAGTACTAACTTAAACCATAGAATCAAGTCGATAGCAGACTTGACTAAGCGGATCGCTTATAGCTTAGGATGGCCACAGGTTAATGTAGAGACTCATGCAGCTCAAGTATATGACAGTATCGCTATTGCGTGCGAAATGTTTACAAAGTATGCCGGATATACCGAGGAGTACCTAATATTTGATTCTGACTTATATCATCCTGCAAAAGGTCTCCGGATGGATAAGCTAATGACCTTCACTCCGGAGTTGAGTGCGACTATTGAATATCTTGACGAAGAGAGTGATATGTCAATTGGTAATATGTTCCTCCCAGAGAATGATAATGTTCCATTTACTATAAACTCTCAAGCTGATAAGGACCGAGGAGTTCAAAAAGCTCCGGCCGGTTATGATCCGTTGATGCTAAACTACCGAAAGGTTATAGATATCTTCGCGTTTGAGGAAGGATCAACTGCTGGAGTTAACACTTTATTTACAATAGAGCAAACATTAGCGCAGCAAACATACGGATTTGACTTAGTGAGCTGGTACACACTTAAGGAATGGCTGGATACTAGAAAGAAGCTATTAGGTCAAAGCTGGCATGTAAGATTTGATGATAGGACTCAGCGCATGTATATAATACCTAACCCAGCCGGACCCAACCGGGCACGATTTTATGGTCTAGTAGGTTGTTATGTTGAGAGGAGATTAGCTGACGTCATCAAAGAAATCTGGGTATATAAATACTCTTTAGCTTTAACTAAAATCGCCTTAGGTAGAATTCGAGGAAAATATGCAAATACTGCACTCTTCGGTGGAGGAGCAGTTAATGCTCAAGACGTATTAGCTGAAGGTAATGCCGAGAAAGATGTCCTCGAAGAGCAGTTATATACAGGAGCCGCCGGTATAGGTGACGCTCCTCCGCCAAGATTCTTTGTTGGTTAAATGTCTAAGAAGTATTCGCAAGGAATCTACAAACCACGGGATCGATCAAAATATGTCGGGACTCGCAACCCTAGATATCTCAGTAGCTGGGAACTCCGGTTCTTTCGTTGGTGTGATAACAATCCTAGAGTAATTAAGTGGGGTAGCGAAACTCTTGCTATACCATATAAGTCACCAATCGACGGTAAAGTACATAAGTATCTGGTAGATAATATAGTACATCTCAGAGAATCAGACGGAACTGTGGGTAGGTATTTAATTGAGATTAAACCTAAAAAACAAACAAAACCTCCAACTAAGCATGGTAATAAAAAGAAAACCACCATACTGTACGAAGCTCATACGTATGCTATCAATTGCGCGAAATGGGAGGCGGCTAGAGACTGGGCCGCCCGGCATAGGTATAAGTTCACTATTATAACCGAAGATGAGCTGTTTTTTAGGCAATAAGTTATAAATATTTACATGTCATTTAAATTAATAGTAGATAAAGCCCCGGTTGAAGAGCTGGAATATATAGTTGAGGAGAAGTCTCCAAAAACCGGTAAGGATACTATGTATGTTAAGGGTGTGTATGCAGAGTGCGAAGTTATCAACAAGAATAAGAGGTCTTATCCAGTCGAGGAGTTAACTCGCGAGATGCACCGATATAGAGAAGAGATGGTAGAAACTAAGAGAGCTCTAGGTGAGCTTAACCATCCGACGAAAGCAGAGGTCGATCTCGAGAGAGCGTCTCACATGATCGTACATCTCGAGATGCAAGGTAATAAAGTGATTGGTAAGTCTCAAATATTGAGCACACCTTGTGGTACGATAGCGAAGAATTTAATATTAGATGGTTGTGCGATAGGTTTCTCTACTAGGTCTGTTGGTCGGTTAGAAGAAAATGATAGAGGAGTTAATGAGGTCAAGGACATGAGGTTAATAGCAGTAGATATGGTTGCTGACCCTTCTTGCCCGGATGCATTTGTTAATGGTATATTAGAGAGTAAAAATTACGTTTTATCGGAGAGTGGAGATTTTCAAGAAGCTTATAGTTCGTTTGAGCGTGGGCTGGATAATCTACCTAGGAAAGATTTAGAAAACGCTGTCGCGAACCAAATCATGCAGTTTTTTGAAAAAATAAAAGGAAACTAATAAATATTTCTATGAGCGACAGAGAATCCGGTGAAAATCAAAATACATCCGCAGAGGGTAACCTCAACACGTTTGTGAAGAATGTAATAGATGGTGAGTATGCTCAAGCTAATAACGACTTAGCAAAAACTATAAATGATAAGATAAAGGACAAAATCCAACAGGTCCAAACTTCAAACCCAACAATTTTTAAAAACGACAATGAATGACGAAAAACAATCCACAATAGTACAGACGCTGAAAGATGCGACTGGTGATTTATTAACTGAAGATACTCTAAAGTCACTTGAAGAGTCTTTCGAGGCCGCTGTTGCTGATAAGGTCAATGAAAGAGTCAGTCTACAGGTTGAGAAGGCCTTAGTAGAGCAGGATGAGGACCATGCCGGGAAGCTTGAAGCTTTACTAGAGGCTATAGATGGTGATCATACTGCCAAGCTGAGTAAGGTATTAAAAGCAGTTAATGAAAATCATGCACATAAATTAAAGCAGGTAGTTAACAAGTACAGCAATGATGTTGTTGAGGAAGCTGCAGAATTTAAATCATCGCTTGTCGATAAGATTAGTTCATATCTAGACTTATATATCGAAAATGCGATCCCGGTTAGCGACTTTAAGGAAGCTGTTAAGAACCGCAAGGCTTATGATCAACTCCAGGAAATGCGCAAAGTATTAGCTGTTAACTTTGCTATGAGTAAAGACTCTATTAAGAGTGCAATTAGAGACGGTAAGCGTCAGATTGATGAATCATCCGCCCAATCCGCTAAGTTGTTAGAGGAGAAAGATCAGCTAGAAGAAGACTTAACAGTATTAAAGCGCGCTAAGCTCTTAGAGGAGAAGACGAAAGGTCTTCCAACTATTAAGAGGCGATATATTTCCCGAGTCCTCGGCAATAAACCTATTGAGTTTATAGAGGAGAACTTCGACTACACCTTAAAGATGTTTGAGAAAACAGAAGAGGACAAGTTAGAAGACGTAAAGAAACAAGCACAGAAGAAAGCTGTAAGTGTCGACCGACCGGTTATCACTGAGGCTGCAAAGACTCCTGTAGCTTCCGGAAGGCCAGAATCAGCAGACCCTATGGGGTATATGACTGAGCTGAGCAAGTTCTAATTTTTTTGAATGAGGTAAAATGTACCTGAGTATGTGTAATGTCAAGGAGACAAATTTAATATGAGTATACAATCTGTTAAACCCCCCTCTCCATACGTTGATCAAGCTCGTGCTGACGCGTTGTTGGAAAAGTGGAGCCCCGTGCTCGACTATAAGTCCGACAATGTAGATGCAATCGAAGACGATCACACTCGTTACTCA